TCTTATTTGGTATCTCTGTTTATAACAAAGATACATAGCATCTATACAGTAATCAATCACTAACCCCCCTTGCGCTGTTGTTCCTGTAGCCTTAAACTACGCATTGAGTTGTCCGTACAAGGAGGGGACCATGGAACTGACGCAGATAGTCGCTAACAACTTGACCAAGATCTGTAAGGAGCACGACCTCAGTAGCCGGGAGCTTGCAGCAAGGGCTGACATGCCACAGAAGACGGTGTATACAATGATACACGGCACGGCGTCCTGCCAGTTGCGTAACCTTGAGAAGCTAGCCAAGGCGCTCATAGTGAGCCCTACGGCGTTAGTCACGCCCTATCTACCCACTAATATACTGATGAGTCGCCGTGTGCCACGGCTGGTGGAGAAGTATGCCAAGCTATCTATGGACGACAGGGACAAATTAGAGCAGATAATCGATGGAATGCTGGGCATTGAGCCCGAGCCAGACCCTATCTAGCCCCTCCATTACCCGAACTTAATCAATAAAGGCCCACCAAGGGCCTTTTTTTGTGCCTGAAATTTGGCTTAGGTAAGCCATTCCTGAAAATAATTATACTTTTTTGACTAATTTGGGGAACAAAACCCGAGCTGGGGCGTCATATAGGGGCAACAAGGAAACACAGCAACCGCCAGCCACTTGGCAGAAAATGACAAATGATTGGCGGATCTGAACAAGCGATGTGAGTCTTTAAACACTAGAATGGCTACATCGAGTGAGGGAAAGCGCAGCGAGTACCGAACAAGGCCGGGTCCCAAGGCCGAGAAGCTTAAGTCAGCAAGGGAACGAGAGTCGGACTAAGTACCCACGACTTAAAACCAGGGCAAAGAGCAGGAACAGCCTGCCACTGATAGTCGGATGTGTATCCGGCCTGACGAGTCCAAAAGGACGAAATCAGTCACCTAGCCTAAGGAGGCAACAATGTCATACAGCAACAAAGAGGTGAAACTCCTCAATAAAGGCCTAGCGAAAGCCAAAGGCCTCAACGCAGTAGTCGTAGCCAGCGAAAAGCAAGGCAACGGCCACATCCGCGTCGTAGTACGAGTCAAAGGTCAAGGAGACGTCGAAGTAATCGGCGCACCCTCTACACCTAACGACTTCAACCACGTCGCCAACCACTTACGACAAAGCGTCACACGCGCAATCGCCGCTGGCGAAACCCGCGTCGCTTACTCCTAAGAAATGAACCTGACAAGCCCGGCGGGGCGGAGTCGGAGCCTAGCCCACTTGGCACCAGAACGGGCCCTTAACTAACAGCCTAAGGAGGCAACCATGCAACGCTTCACATATGACGCTGACAGCAGCGCACTCTACATCTACATAAATGAAGGTGCTGAATTCGCACGCACCGAAACCGTCCTCGACGGCGACGTCCTAATCAACATCGACATCGACGTAGACGACGAAATCATAGGCGTAGAAATCCTCGCCTAATTACCGGGGCTTCGGCCCCGCTCTTTTCAAACTGAAAGAGCATTATGTGTTTTTTCAGTTTGGTAAGGGCCAGCACCTTAGCGGTGCAACTCGAAAAGCCTCCGTAGCCGTAGGCCCTAGAACCGGAGCCTGACCCACTTGGCAACAGAACGGGTCACCCCAACCAAGTCAAAGGAGACAGACATGAAACGCAACAACCTAGTAGCTAAACACGCACGTACCTACAACAAATCAGCAATACACGTAGACCGCAAGCGTGCCGCCAAGCGCGGATACCGCAAACACAAAGGCCAATCCGCCTAACAAAAATTAGTACGGAATGGCTTAGGTAAGCCACAAAACAGGGTCTCTGCTCCATATGCAGAGATTCAGCCCCAAGGGGTACAGAGAGTATTTAATTGCTATCAAAGGAGAACGCAATGAGCACCGACAACTTCACAGCACGCAAAGTACACGACGACGCAGGCGCAGAAATCGCAGCCGCCATCCTCAACTTCCGAGAAGGCGACATCGACTTCCAAGAACTCGTCAGCCTCGTCCACTTCCACATCCCCGAAGCAACAATCGGAGACATCGAAAAAGCAACCACACAACGCTACGACGCCTAAGGAGGCAGACATGAACGCAGCACAAATCAAAGCAGAACAAGACGCCTTATTCCGCGCCTGCGCAGAACAAAAAGCAAAACGAGAAGCCGGCTTATTAAAAGCACCAAGAGCCAGCAAAGCACGCGCAGCACGAGTAGCAGCAATCCGCGCACGACGACAAGCCTAAGGAGGCAGACATGTACGCAATAGACTACGACTCACTCGAACGAGCACGAGCCAAAGACCGCGTAAAAGCAGTCAAAAAAGTCCAACAACTAGCCGCAGACCACTGCCTCGACGAAATCGAAGCAGTCAACCCCGGCTACTACGACGAACTCGTAGACGCACTATACGAACCAGCAGAAGACTTCTACGCCCGACAAGAACTACCACTCTTAGAAGGCGACGAAGACGACGACGACTTCGAACCATGCGCCTACGCATACGAACGCGGCCTATGCCCAGAACTCGACGGACACTACAACCTCCCCGACATCCTCGGCAACGCCATCTACTACAAACCAACCGCAGCCGAATTAGAACGAGCAGAACGCAACCGCACCTACGGCGTCACCGAAGGCGACGACGGCATCTACTCAATCTTATTCGACTCCAGCGGACGACCACGCGGCGGCAAAAGCGGCATCAAACGCAACCGACGCACCAAAGCAGAAGTCGAAGCCGCACGCAAAGAAGAAGCCAAAGCCAAACGCAAAGAAGAACGCGAACGAGCCAAATTACTCGCCCGCGTCGCAGCACAACGAGCCTAAGGAGGCAACAATGTCACACATACGATCACCAGCAGGATTAGGCCGACACGGCAAAAAAGAAACAGCAACTCAACGCAACCGCAGACCCGGCGGCCCAGCACCATCAAACCGAACACTCAGCAAAAAAGCACAAAAATTATTCGGCAAAACAGGCCCCAAACGCTTACCATGCGGAGCCGCAACCAAAACACCAGTAGGCTACGGCAAAGCACCACCCCGAGCCCGATACTCAATCTAAGGAGAAAGAGATGGACTCACGCGAATTAGTACAACTCGCCAAAGCCCTAACCGGCTACGACAGCGTAACAGTCAGAAACGTCACCATCACAGTAGAAACAGGCGACGGCATCAAAGACTACGTACTACACAGCAACGACGACCTATTCAGACCACTACACATAGGCGACCTCGGATTCGACGACGCCGAAGCAGTACTCGAATACGTCACACAATAATTCGACGAAGCAGCGAAACAATCGGCGGACGCGGGTGCAAATCCCGCCGCCTCCACCAAATGCACATTAGGCACGGACGTACAGTGTCGAAAATAAGACCTAGTGTGCATCTGATGGGGGCGATTTTAGATTCGACGACGTGCGTGGACACTGTGGAGAACTGGTGCGGAAGCCGCCAGCCGTGTATCGGGCAAGCGCAACAAAACCAATAGTTGCCAACGACGACAACTACGTAGCACTCGCCGCCTAAGGCTAGTGCCGGGGAGTCCGACGCCCTGTCACCGAAAGACCGGATCGACAAGCGGGGCAGTCTAGAAGTGGCCCCGTCGGGAACGCCCACCGCCCGAGCCAAGGGTGGGCACCCAACCAATGGAGGAAATCATGGGACTCAAGCTAATGGTAGAGAAAGGCGACAAGATACTGATGGGTGACGACACCATCATCACCGTCATGTCACTGGGCAAGCGACCACAGATACACATAGACGCACCGCCAGACGTGAAGCTGTTACACATCAAGTCCGACCCGGACAAACAATTCTTAAACCGCAAGAAAGGAGCCTAAGGCTCCTTTTTTTATTGCCGCAATAAGGAGGCCAAGGATGGCAGAGAAAATCTTAGAGAAAAGGATAGTCGGCGTTTATAGGCCAACCTTTTTTTACGACGACTTTTCAGCGAAGGGGAGAAAGCGCCTGCAGTCAGAGGCAAAAAATTGGAATCGAATCTTATTTGGAAAGTGGAAGTGTTCAACTGGACCTGATGGTAGCGATGGCGCATTTATCCCTAACAATGGATCCGAGGCGGTCACGCATCAAAACGTTGATGAGAAGACCATCTACTCAGGTCCCAATGAGAAGGTTGTGTCCGGGTTTTACTGGAAAAACAAGATACAGCCACTAAGTGACCCCCAGATAGATTACTAAGGGCTTGCCTATGAAAACGTTAAAGCAAGGACGCATGTACGTCACCTGCCCCAAGTGCGGGCAACCAATACGCTCAGAGGAGCGATTACGCAACCACCAAGGACGGTGCCTAGCAACAGGCCGCTGGGCAAAGGGGTCAAAGAAATGACACGCACCGAGATCGAAGCCATGAGCTTCCAGCAGAAACTAAATAAGCTCCGCAAGGGCATCGTTATCCCACCGCCCGAGCGCATACAAAGGAACCTCGACGAGGAGAAGGTGTACGAAATAGCGTCACAGTACTTAACTCGTGTTTCTTTTAAGAAATGCCAACCGACGGCTTATAGATGGGCCTGTAGGCGAGGAGTCATTGACGGCATTTGCGAGCACATGGAGCCAGCAAAGCGAGGGCCAAAGTCATGCGCGGAGTGAGTGAAGAAACACTAAACATTGTGCAGGGAATGAGCATCGACGAGTTGATCGAGATGATTGAGGACTTTGGCTACACCGCAGAGGCGCTGTCAAACGACGAGCTGAATCAGTTGGCGATAAGCATCCTTGACGGCCATGCCGACGAGGGGGGAGAACCGGAGGACCTCGACTTCACCATGGACTTTAAGCGGGAACGCTACCACGGTGATTGATGACCTAGAGATGCTCACCGCTCTCGGGCTCAATCGTTTCCTCGACCCACGCGACCTTGTAGAGGCGACCATCGAACGCCGCAATAACCCTGTTAAGGGTATCAGCGCCCCGTGGTCGAAGCTGCAGGACCTGTTTGAGATACCCAAGCAGGGCGTCACGTTGTTGGGTGGTTACAGCGGGCACTCTAAATCCAGTGTGGCCAATCAGTGGTGTGTGCACGCGATTAACTCAGGCCACAAGGTCTGTATTGCGTCGCTTGAGCTTACTACCGACAGCCTGTTCGACATGCTGGCCGGTCAGTCTGCGTGCAAGCACGAGCCGCACGAGGGCTACCTGCACAAGTTTGGCCAGTGGTGCAACCAGAAGCTGTTCATCGTTGACCACCACGATGTCATGCAGCCGGCCGAGGTTATCCAGCTGATCATCGACAGCAAGCGGATGCTTGGCGCCGACATGTTCGTCCTTGACTGCCTGTTTCAGGTAGACACGGGCGGCGAGCTGGAGCACGAGAAGCGATTCATGCAGCAGCTGGCTGTCACGGCGAGGGACTACGACATAGCCATCCTCGTTGTGCATCACATGCGGAAGAGCCAAGGCCCTGAGGGCGAGAAGCGGGTGCCTAACAAGCACGACTTTATAGGCAGCTCGCACCTAACAAACGCGGCAGCGGGTGTGCTGATTCTGTGGGAAGACAAGCAGAAGTCAGCCGCCAGGAACAACGGCGAGGAGGTCGACGACGACAAGCCCGACTTTGTCCTGTCTGTCGCTAAGAACCGATTCGGCCCTTACGAGGGCGCCATCGGACTGTACAAGCACAAAGAGGCACGCCTGCTATGCAACAGCAGGGCGCGTCAATACAAACCTATCCATATGGAGGACACATGCCAGTTAGAAGAAAGCAGTACTGGAGAGTCAGCCTCGGAGGAGTCAATCGCTACTTTTCCGACGAGGAAGACGCCCGAGACCACGCAAGGGACAGAGCCAACGACCCAGAGAACTGGGACGGAATACCTTTCCTGGATGTGATCGACGAGCGCGAACTACTGGTTCGCATCAACACGCTGGAGGCGGCTGGTGGATAGCGACCTGTTCTGGATTATGTACTGGCTGGCTGTTGGCGGCATGTACTACTACTCAATCAAGACAATCTTTTTTGACAACCACGACAAGTAAACAACAACTAATGGGAGACGTATATGTTTGAGCTTATTTTGCTAACACTAACCGTGGCCGTGTGCTGGAGCGCCGTCCACCAGTCCACCAAGAGCTATCTGGAGGGCATCGATCTTGAGTCTAAGTGATTACCAGACCCTGATAGCGGCATCGCGTTACGCCCGCTGGCTGGACGACGAGGAGCGTCGAGAGACATTCCCAGAGACGGCCAAGCGCTACACCGATTACTGGTTAGACAAGGGCCTCATCAAGGAGGACGAGGCCAAGAAGTTTACCAAGGCAATTGCCGGTCTTGACGTAATGCCCTCAATGCGCGCCATGTGGACCGCAGGCGAGGCACTGGATCGTGACAACGCCGCTGGCTTTAACTGCTGCTACACCGCCGTGGACCACATCCGTGCATTCGACGAGGCGTTCTACTTGCTGATGTGCGGCTGCGGCGTCGGCTTCAGCGTTGAGCGGCAGAACATTGCCAAGCTCCCAGAGGTTGCCGAGGACTTCCACGACAGCGGCACGGTCATCTTGGTGGCCGACAGCAAGCAGGGCTGGGCATCAGCACTGCGTCAGCTCATTAGCCTGCTTTACTCGGGTCACGTGCCCAAGTGGGACGTCTCTTTGGTTCGACCCGCTGGTGCGCGGCTCAAGACATTTGGCGGCAGGGCATCAGGACCGCAGCCACTGGTTGACCTGTTCGAGTTTGTCACCCGCACCTTCAAGGGCGCGGCTGGTCGCAAGCTGAACAGCATCGAAGCTCACGACATTATGTGCAAAATCGGTGAGGCCGTGGTCGTAGGTGGCGTCCGACGCTCTGCCATGATCAGCCTGAGCAACGTGTCTGATGACCGTATGCGTATGGCCAAGTCTGGCGCATGGTACGACGGCCATGGTCAGCGTGCCCTGGCTAACAACTCGGCGGCATATACAGAGAAGCCTGACTTCCATGTATTCCAGACCGAGATGAAGGCCCTGTATGAGTCGTTCAGTGGTGAGCGCGGCATCTTCAACCGCGAGGGCTGTCACAAGAAGATTGAGCAGTACGGCAAGAGAGACCCAAACCACGAGTGGGGCGGCAATCCTTGTCTTGAGGTGACCCTGCGGCCCAATCAGATGTGCAACCTCTCTGAGATAGTGGTGCGCCAAGACGACACACTGGCTTCGCTAAAAAAGAAGGCCGAGGTGGCGAGTGTGTTTGGCACGCTCCAGTCAACGCTGACTGACTTCCGCTACCTGCGCAAGGTTTGGAAAAACAACTGCGACGAGGAGCGGCTACTCGGTGTCAGCCTTACCGGCATCTGTGATCACCCGGTCATGTCTGGCCAGGAAGGTATGGACAAGCTGGGCAAGTGGTTGCGTGAGCTTCGCACGGTAGTAGAGCAGACCAACGCGGAGTGGGCTGATCGTCTGGGCATCAACGCCAGCACATCGGTAACGGTAGTAAAGCCATCAGGCACGGTCAGCCAGCTGGTAGACGCAAGCTCGGGCATCCACCCGCGCTACAGCGACTACTACATCCGCCGGGTACGTCAGTCGGTGAACGATCCGCTGACACAGTTCTTGATTGATCAGGGTGTGCCACACGAGCCCTGCGTCATGAAGCCAGAGAGCACCATCGTCTTTGACTTTTACATCAAGAGCCCGGATCACAGCTTGACGACAGATCAGGTCGGCACCATCGACCAACTTGAGCTGGCCAAGTGCTACGGAGATAACTGGGCCACTCACACCGTGAGCTGCACCACTTACTACACCGATGAGACTTGGTTCGATGCGTGCTCAT